CAAAGTGCAACTAACAAATAACTTCTCTTTGGCCGAGATGGTGAAGTCTGAGACTGCACTGCGGCACGATATGGACAACACGCCCGGGGAGGCGGAAATTGAAAATCTTAAGAGACTGGCTGAAAAGGTTCTTCAACCTGTTAGAGACCACTACGGCAAAGGCGTCAAAGTCAACTCCGGCTTCCGCCACCCAGAAGTCAACGCCAAAGTCGGAGGCTCCAAAACGTCGGACCACTGCAAAGGCCAAGCCGCAGACATCGAAATCCCGGGCGTCGCCAACGCCGACCTCGCGGAGTGGATCACGAAAAACCTCGACTTCACGCAAGTCATCCTAGAGTTTTATACCCCCGGCATTCCTGACAGCGGTTGGGTGCATGTTTCCTACAACCCAGCAGACCTGAAAAAGCAGGTCTTGACCGCTACAAAGCGTGACGGTAAAACTGTATATCTGCCCGGACTGGTAGCCTAAAATGCCCTTCATTAAACTTCAGTTCCGTCCCGGTGTGAATCGGGATAACACTAACTACACTGGTGAGGGTGGTTGGTGGGAAATGGACAAAGTGCGGTTTCTGTCTGGCTCACCACAAAAGATTGGCGGCTGGCTAAAGGCATCGCCTACGGCAATTGCTGGCGTATGCCGACAGATGTTTAATTACATAACATCTTTTTCCGACAACTTTCTTGCTCTTGGTACTAACTCTAAAGTTTATATTGAGCAGGGGTCTAATTTCTTTGACATCACCCCTCTTAGAGCAACTTTTACAAGTCCGGATACTGATAACTGCTTAACCTTTACTTTTGGTTCAAATGTTGTTTTAGTTGCAATCACTGGTCATGGCGCAACTACTGGTGATTATGTAACTTTTTCAGGTATTACCGCAGGTAGCACTCCGGGTGAATTAGCCGGTATTCCTTTATCAGAACTTGAAACTTCAGAGCCAGTAACGGTAGTCAACGCAAATGCCTTTACGATAACTGTAGATACTTCTGCTGTATTTGGTGCTGGTTGGAGCACTGGAACTTGGGGTAGCGGTACTTGGGGTGTAGGTACTTTTGGAAGTACTTTAACTGGTGGTGGTACAAGCATAGTTGCTAGTTTTGATATTGAACCGGGTAACGCAATTACTACAGCAGGTTATGGTTGGGGTACTAGCCCTTGGGGTGGTGGCACTGTAACTGCTTGGGGGCTTGGCTCTACTCAGCCTGTATTTTTACCGCAGCGTGATTGGTGGTTTGATAACTTTGATAACGACCTTGTAATGAATATCCGTAATGGTCCTGTTTATTACTGGGAACGAGGAACAACTCCTGATCCAGCAATAGCACTATCTACTCGTGCAGCATTGCTTTCTTCTTTTGGAGGTGCCAGCAATGTCCCAGTTAAGGTCATGCAAATTCTTGTATCGCAGCAGGATAAACATCTTCTCGCTTTTGGCGCCGTGCCTTTTGGCTCTAGTAGCGAGTCTGATTTTGATCCCCTTCTTATTCGTTGGGCTAATCAAGACGATCCTTTCAACTGGACTCCGACCTCGACAAATTCGGCGGGCTTTCTCAGAGTATCTCGCGGATCACGGATTGTTCGGGCGCTCCCGACCCGCCAAGAGATTTTAGTTTGGACTGACACACACCTGTACACTCTGCAGTTTCTTGGGACGACAGACGTATTTACGCTGCAAGAATATGCAGACAACATATCGATTGCCAGCCCACGGGCAGTGTCTACTGCTTCAAACATTACTTACTGGATGGGTCAAGACAAGTTCTATGCCTATACAGGTCGAATAGAAACTTTGCCTTGTACTCTAAGGCAACTTGTGTTTGGCAACATTAACTTAGACCAAGCCGATCAAATCATTTCCGGGACTAATGAGCAGTGGAACGAAGTCTGGTGGTTCTACCCAAGTGCTCAATCCAGTTGGAATGATAAGTATGTGGTTTATAACCACTTAGAAAAGATCTGGTACTACGGCGACTTAGAGCGCACAGCATGGCTAGATACTCCGTTACGTCTATTCCCACAAGCATCTAACTCTGACCCTGATACTTTGGTTGGGTATTTATACAACCATGAAGACGGATTGGATGATGATGGTGCGGCTATGACTGCCTACATACAGTCAAACGACTTTGACATTGCGGATGGTGAACAGTTTATGCTGTCACGCAGGATTATTCCTGACATTAACTTCACATCCTCTACGGCTGCTAACCCTGAAATTACTTTACAGATCCGGCCTCGTAACTTCCCCGGATCAGGCTTTCAACCGGGTGAAACTGCCGACGACAAGAAGGTTATTGCTACTTCAGTAGATGCTTACACCGATCAGGTATTTATCCGGGCCCGCGCCCGTCAGATGGCACTCAAAGTTATGTCCGATCAGTTAGGTGTTCAGTGGCAGTTAGGTAGCCCCCGACTGGATGCTCGTACGGATGGTAAGCGTTAATGGCTAATGTTGTCCTTAATTTTAAGAATGCGCCGCTACCTAACCCGCCAGCGAACTTTGACGCTCAGTACATACGGCAAGTTATTCGGGTGCTGGAGATTTACTTTGACCAACTGGATTCTTGGAATCTACAGGTATACAACGCATTAATAGGATTAGGCATGGACCCATTTTCACCAACTTCTCTTGATGCGTTTGGCAGGCTTCGGGTAAGTCAGCCTTACACTCTTTTTGACAGCCAGAACCGCTACGCTGCCGATAACCAGTTTGACGTTTCAACAACCGGCACTGGAACCACAACATTTCTGTCAAACGAAGCCGCTATCAAGATGGAGGTTACTGGGGTTGGCGTAGGTTCAGTTACCCGTCAGACATACCGAGTGTTTCCGTACCAACCGGGTAAAGGTTTGTTGGTGCTTGCTACCTTTGTTATGGACTCTAGTACTAGCGCCAATCTGACGCAACAAGTTGGCTACTTTAATGACAGCAACGGCGTGTTCTTTAAACGCACTGGCTCAACTAATTCATTTGTACTTCGTTCTAGTTCTACCCCCACACCCGGAACTCCAAGTGATGTTCGTACAGTTAGTCAAGCCAATTGGAATGGTGACAAGTTAGATGGTACAGGAGAGTCTGGATTAACACTTGATACAAGCAAAGCACAGATTCTTTGGATGGACTTTGAGTGGCTGGGTGTTGGTTCGGTACGCTGTGGATTCATTATTGATGGCACGTATATTGTTTGCCATACGTTTGAGAACGCTAACGACATTACGTCGGTCTACATGACAACCGCCATCCTGCCAGTCCGTTACCAAATCACTAGCACGACTTCAGCAGTTGCCGCTTCGATGAAAGCCATTTGCTGCTCAGTAGTTTCTGAGGGTGGTTTTGAGCAGACCTCCATTGACCATGTAGCCAGACGCACTACAGTTCTTACCAACATTGATACCACGGCAACTTTCTTCCCTGTTGTGTCTATACGGCTGGCTTCGGGTCGTACTGGGGCGGTTGTCATTCCTAACCGGGTACAGTTTTTGCCACTGACCAGCCAGAACTATGAAGTTGTATTACTAAAGAACCCAACACTTACTGGTGCAACTTGGGCGGCTACTGTTCCATCAGACTCTAATGTGGAATTTGACGTAGACGCCACTGCTATTTCAGCAACAGGAACAATCGTTCAGACTGATTATGTGACTTCTTCTGGAAGTGGAGGTGTTTCTGAAACAAGCCTTCCAAATGAGTACAACTGGGACTTGCAGTTAGGCGCAACGATTGCCGGGGTAAGTGACATTTATACGCTGGCTGTCCGTACGGTGGACGGCGCAACCAAAGGAAGTGGGGTTGGGTCTCTTTCGTTCTTTGACCTGACCCAGTGACACTAATTGACGAATCTAGGATAATCCTGCTATGGACCCACAATACGCATACCAATCCGCCCCGATGAACACGTTTCCCATGCAGATGCCCCCTGCACTAATGGCCGAGGGTGGTCTGGCTGCTGCAGCGCGGCAAGTTCAGAGTAAGGGTAGGGATGGCGACTCTATGTTGGTCCACATGGCCCCCGGGGAAGTCAAGGGTCTACAGGCTCTGGCTATGGCCCACGGCGGATCCCTGACCATCAACCCGACTACGGGTTTACCCGAGGCTAACTTCCTCAAGCGCATCATGCCGATGGTATTAGGTGCTGGTCTATCCATGATCCCGGGCGTTGGCCCATTGATGGCTGCTGGCTTGGTTGGTGCTGGGTATGGGGTGGCTAAGGGATCCCTACAGGAAGGGCTTATGGCCGGTCTGAGTGCCTATGGAGGGGCTGGATTGGCTAGTGGATTGACTGCCGCAGGGGCTGCTGCTCCTGCCTCTACTGCGGCTACATTAGGTGTTCCCGGTGCGGCTACTGGAGCAGGATCTCAGGCGTCCATGTTAGCGGCTCAAAATGCTGGGTTTGGTCAAGCAGGAGTAGAGGCCACTCGTCAGGCTGCGGCCACTGCCGCTGGGGCTAATGTACCCAGTGCAATTGGAAGTTTAGGAACTACTACACAGCAGGGTCTTAAATCTCTTGCTTCTGGGGCGGGTCGTGAAGCCTTCGCGGCTGGGTTACCAAAATATGCAGGTACCGCAGCGGTCTTGGGTGGAGCAAGTGCTTTAACTCCCGAAGCCCAAGCGCCAAAACTTTCTGAGACTCATCTCCGGCCATACGAGTTTGCTTGGAATCAGGATACCGGAGTTTATGAGCCTAGCCCAGTCCCGGGAGATACTTCTGAGCGGCGCTATTTCAATCCTGTATTTACTCCACTTCCCATTCAGCGCGTTGCTCAGGGTGGCGAAATTAAAGACCCGACGGATGAGATGTCCCAAGATGGTGGGTACGCTAAAGGCGGGGAAACTGGTTTGGATGCCCTTGCCAAAAAGCGCAAGTCTTTGAGTGGAGATAAGTACTACACCTTTGCCGATGACCGTAGGGATAAATCTATGGAGGCATCCATTGAGCAAAACTTTGCCAAAGGTGGTCTTGGTCAGGCCCTTCCCCCTCGATTCCTGTCTGGCGGTGGCGATGGTATGAGCGACTCAATCAAGGCAAACATTGACGGCATTCAAGAAGCCCGTCTGGCCGATGGTGAGTTTGTCGTTCCAGCAGATGTGGTGTCACACCTTGGCAATGGGTCGTCTAAGGCTGGGGCTAAAAAATTGTATGCAATGATGGACAAAATAAGAAAAGCAAGAACTGGCACTAAGCGTCAAGCGCCAGAAGTCAACGCAGCAAAATATATGCCCGCATGATTGACAGCAAACTAGGAAAACTAGAATGGTTCGGCGGAAACACAGATGCACTCAATATGTACCGCATGTTGGTAGATCTGGCGCATACGTGGGATGACTTAATTGACAAAGATACTGACGTACCTACAGATCATATAAACAACGCTTTCCTAATCGCCCTAGTCTATATGCCAGCCAATCCTTTTTATCGAACCATTCAAGAGCAGATCATGCCAATGTGGATGACGGTCATATCTGCATATGAAGTGGCGAATAAATTTGAGAAGGATAAGGACGAGCATGGCATCGAGATAGCCCATAACTTGCGTTACGCAGTTGGGCATGTCGTCGCTTATATGGTTCAAGCATGTGTTGGCTACAAGAAATCTACAGAAATTCTTCCAGAGGTCTGGAAGTCAGTGGTTTTTGAGCGGTTCGATGATTACCGCAAGGAGCATTTAAATGCTAATTAAGTACTTTCCTAGCCAGTACAACGGGGCTGACTGGAAAGGTCATGTGACCTATAACATGGGCGGCGGAGATTCTCCTGCTCCACAGCCTACTCAAACAAGTCAGGTGACCATACCTGAGTATGCCAAGCCAACCGTAGAGCGGATGATTGGTAAGGCAGAGGCATTAACTAATGCTCCTTATCAGACTTATGGTGGTCAGCGAATAGCAGTTTCTAGCCCTGAGCAGCAAGCCGCCCGTCAAGGTGTTGCGCAAATGGGCCCTGCACAACAATTTAGTACTGCTACTGGTTTAGCCGGTCAAGCAGGTCAGGCAGGGTTGGCTGCAGCACAATATCAGCCCGGAGTGTTCATGGCTCCGATGACTCAAGCCGCTCAGTTGGAAAGATTTCAAGCGGCCGGACCTTCTGGAGTCCAAAGCGGTCTTGGTTCATTTGCCGCTCCCGGCGCAGCCGAGCAGTTTATGTCACCGTATATGCAAAATGTTGTGGATGTTCAGAAGCGTGAGGCTGTCCGTGCTGCACAACAAGGTCAACTGGCTCAGAATCTAGCGGCTGCCCGTCAGGGTACTTATGGTGGTGCCCGTCAACTTCTTGCTGCAACAGAGCGTGAGCGCAATCTGCAAGACCAGATGGCAAAGATTCAGGCCACCGGATCGCAGGCTGCCTATGATCAAGCACAGAGGGCCTTTGAGGCAGAGCAAGCCCGTGGTCTTCAGGCCGGTCTTCAGACTCAACAACTTGGCACCCAGACTGGACTGCAGAATCTTCAGGCTTTGCTTGGGGTACAACAACTTGGCGCACAACAAGGACTTCAGTCCCAGCAACTTAATCAGCAAGCCCTCATGGATGCACAGCGCATGGCCGAGCAGTCCCGTCAATTTGGCGGTACTCTGGGTCTTCAGGGCTCTCAGGCTGCTACACAGGCTGCTGCTACTTTGGGCCAACTTGGTACTTCCCAACAGGCTGCCGACTTACAGCGCCTGCAAGCACAAGAGCAGTTTGGTGCTCTGGGTACACAAGAGCGCCAGAGGGCACTCGATCTTGCCTATCAAGACTTTATTTCCCAGAGACAAGATCCATACAAGCAACTTGGATTCTTGTCAGACATTCTTCGTGGATCTGCCAATCTTGCTGCTACTGGTGGTAAGGCCGTATATGAGGCACCGCCTTCTACGATGTCGCAACTAGCCGGACTTGGTACTGCTGCTTACGGCATGAGTCGTCTTGGTGGATTTGCTGGTGGCGGTCTGGCCGATCTTGGCATGTACAACTTAATGAGAGGCTGAGATGAAAGAAACAGATTTGATGTCTCCCTCCAAGGTTGCTGAAGCCTATGGCGGCGATAAGCGCAAGATAGGTCAGGCCGTTCAGATGGGATTAATTGATCCCACCGTGGGCGTTATGGCCGGTATGTTCATTGACCGTATGCGGGCAGCCGCAGCAAAAGAACAGCAGCCGTCCACTACTGTGGCAGAAGAAGTGTTAGCACCTCCACAAGCAGGTCTTCAAGCCGCTCAAGCAGCGCCTATGGAAAGAGGTCTTGATGCCCTTCCTGTGCCAGAAGAAGCAATTCCAAGTTATGAAAGTGGCGGGATTGTTGCGTTCCAAGATACTGGGTATGTTGATCCTAGACTTAGCAGAATGACACCAGATGAGTTGGAGATTTTTAACCAGACTGGTCAGTTCCCAGATCGACTGAAAGTAACTACTGGCGCAGATTTGCGTGGTTATGATCCAGCAGAAAGGGCTTTGCGTTCTCAGCCCGGTTTAACCCCTGAACAATCTGCTGCCAATATAGCCGCTGCCCGTGCTCCCGCTGCACCTGAAGCGCCTGCTGCTGGATTGGGTGCGGTTGCTCCAAGGCGTAGTGTGGCTGAACTTGTTGGTGATGCTCGTTCGATGGCTGAAAAAATTGTTGGAGAAAAGGGAGCAGTTCCAACTCAAGATGAGGCTCTTGCTCAGGTTGAGGGATTGCTTTCCAAGGTTGGATTTGACCCCAACATTTATAAACGCCAGCAAGAAGATGTAAAGAAGCAAAGAGAAGAACTTAAAGAAGACCGTAAGACCGCTGCAAATATGAGGCTTATTGAGGCAGGTCTTGGGATCATGGGCGGTAAAAGTCCGTATGCCTTTGTAAACATTGGGCAGGGCGCTACGCCTGCAATTAAAGGTCTTGCTTCTGACATCAAAGAGATTCAGAAAACTCAGCGAGAGTATGACAAGGCTGTCCGCGACCTTGATGTCAAGCAAAATGACTTGGCTATGGGCAAGGCTACGGCAACTCAGGCTAGGATCGACAAGGCTCAACAGCGCGTTGACGAAAAAGAGAAAGCCCTTACCGACCTTCAGGGTCGTCTTGCCAATACCATGCTTTCAGGAGAAGTCCAGAAAGAAGTTCAAAAGTCTGGCCCGGGTTCAGAGTTTGATCGCAAATATAACTTGTACCTTCAGAGTCTTAAGCCGGGTGAGAAACCAACTCCTGAAGGATTTACCAAGGCATTTGCTCCAACTGGCGGGCGTGGAGTATTTACTATTGAAGACGCACTGACTTTGGTATACAAGAGTGATCCTTACATGCCGATGGACGAAGCAGTTAAAAAAGCACGAGAGATGGTTGGGGCAGTAAATGCACCACAACAACCAGCAGCCGCTGCCGGGGCAAGAACCATGACTATGGCAGATGTTCAAGCAACAGCCAGAGCAAGTGGAAAGTCACCTCAACAGGTAATGGAAGCAGCAAAAGCACGTGGTTTCACCATTCAGTAAGGAATTTTTATGGCCCGGGACTTTAGTGCAGAGTTGTTTGGACCGCCAAAGCAAGACCAACAACAGACCGGTATAGACTTTAGTGCTGAGTTATTTGGCACAAAAACTGCAGAGCCAAAAACTACCAATCCTTTTAAGGGCGTAATTGGCCGTGCGGCAGAACTTGCTGGCTCTGGTATAGAGGCGGTAGCAGAAGTCGCTGAACGAGCCGGAGACTATTTGGAAGAAAAACTTCCTATTAGTGGCCTATCCAAAGAAGAACTTAAGAAACAACAGTTAAAGCCCATGTTTGATTGGGCAAAATCTTTAAAGGATTACAACAAGGATATTGGTTATGCACCAAGCACCAAACTTGGTGACCTTGCTGATAATCCTCTGAATGCAATTCCATTCATAGTGGAGCGAGTAATTACATCAAGCCCGGATATGGCCGCAGCCGTGGTTAATCTTCCCGCTTATGTTGGTGCCCGTACCAAGGAAATCCTTGATGAGCGGATGAAGAATGATAGAAAGACTCTTGATGACGCTACCATAGGTGATGTCACTGCGGCGGCTGGTGCTGCAGTTTTAGAGGGAACTCTTGAGCGGTTTGCCACCAAGCGAGTTATTGGAGAGGCCGCCAAAGGGGCAACAAAAGGTAGACGAATTACCAAAGAAGGTGCTGTTCAGGCCGGAACTGAGGCCGCTGAAGAGTCTGCCGCTTATGCCGGTGAGGCTGCATTTACTCAGAAGGGAATGTCTGCTCAAGAACTAGCAGAACGTGCTTTAGAGGGCGCAATTGTTGGTGGTGGTCTTGGCGCTGGTGTTCAGACCGGAAAAGAAGTCTTTGGTAAAAAACCCGGAGCCATAGAGCCTCCTGTTGAAGAGCCGCCTGTAACGCCAACGGCAGAGCCGGATAAGACTGTTCCGCCTGTAACTCAAATTCCTGCAATTACTCAGCCTGAGCCAGAGGCTGTTGCTCCGCCTTCTGAACCTACTGCTCAACCACCAGTTGAACCTGCAGCCGTACCCGTGGAACCAGTTGGAATAGCCAAGCCACCAGAGGGAGAGACCTTTGAGCCGGCCGACTTTGCCTCCTTGGGAACCTACTATCAAGGGTCACTGCCTGACGATACAAAACTGGTGCTGCAGAACAGAGACCGTACAGGTCAAGGTTCGGTTGCTCAGATGCAAAAGATTGCCTCTGGCCCAGACTATTCCCGTGTGGGATTTTCCAGAGATATGGCCTCTGGCGCACCAATCGTTATCAGTGACTTTAAGATCGACGATACGCTGGTAGGCAATACAGACTTTGTTACTTCATCAGACGGCAAGCGTTTTCCTGTCATGTATGCCGTGGTTGATGCCGCAGGGCTTACTCCATCTAACAGTGCTGATGGCACACGACTAGATACCTATAACAATCTAGACGTTCAGGCTATCCGTCCGGTGGCTGGGAATGGCCGTGTTGCTGGTCTGCAGGAAGCGTATAAGCGTGGCACTGCAGAACAATATAAACAAGAACTGGTTGATGACAGATCTCATGGCGTCAATCCGGAATCTATCCAAAAACTTAACAACCCGGTTCTGGTCAGAGTCATGCCCAAGTCTCTGGTTCCGGCAAACATTGGTGATATATCGAATGTCTCTGGTGTCGCAGGGCTAGAGCCAGTAGACCGCGCCAAGAATGACCTTCGCAGGCTTGCTGATAGGTTTGATATTGCTGGCCTGAATTTTAACGAAGACGGCACCCCGCAGATAAATACCATTCGCCAGTTCATCGAGGCTATGCCCGAGAGTGAGCGGACGGAGATGATGAATAAGAAGACTGGTCTGCCCAATCCAGAGGCGCAAGACCGTCTGATGAATGCGATTTTTTATGGCGCTTACCAGAATGACGCTTTGATTGATCTGTATGCGGCCACTAACAATCCTGACGCCAAGATGTATTTAAATACTCTGGCAAAGGTAGCGCCTCGAATGGTCAAACTTGCTGGAGCAGGGGACTATGACATTCGTCCGCAAGTGACCAAAGCCGTTGAAAACATGGTAAACGCTGTACGCCGTGGCGTTCCTATTCGTGAACTTCCTACGTATGTCCAGCAGGGTGAGATTGGGTTAGACCCGTACACCCAGCAAATCATGCAGTTATTTGCTGATAGCGGCAGATCAACTAAGCGTATTGCTGAAGGTCTAAATCGCCTTGCTGATCGCGCAGCCGAGGCAAGCCGGATCCCGCAGACGCCAGACATGTTTGGGGAGATACCTCCTCGGCCAAGTCTTGATGACGTATTTGGCGCACTCAAAGAACCGCTTGATAACCAGCCTGATCTATTTGGCGAAACTCCAAAGCCTGAGCCAACGCCAGAAGTTGAGCCAGAGTTAGAGCCAGTCAAATACCAGATTGATAAGTCTCCTGAAGAAATCTTCAGAGAGATTAAGGATATGGACATGCTTCAACTGTCCGACTGGGCAGTCAAGAATGCACCCAACGCCGCAGCCAAAGAGATTGCTACCAAGGTTAAAGAACGCCTTGAGGGTATTGCTAAATACAAAGTCCCCATGAATATCAAGATTCTGAGCGGGGATGGCCGAAACCAAAGTGCGATTGGAAAGTCTAGGTATCGGTATACCAAGACCGGTATGCAGATGACCATTCAGTTAAATGGTCTAAGGGGTGGCAAGGCTGATAGCCTAACCGGTACCAAATATAGAACCATTCTTCATGAGTTAGTCCATGCAGCGACTCAGGCACAGACTCATTTTATCGGTGCTAAGTCTGAGGCTGTTGCTGAACTTAATGAACTTTTTGAAACAGTTAAAAGGCAAGTTAGGGCTGACCTAAAAAATAAAGTTGATCATCCAATTCTTGACAAGATTCGCCGTGGTGCAAACACGATAGAAACTAGGGATGAACTTCTTGCTTGGGGCACGACTGACGGAGACTTCCAAGACTACCTTCTTCAGATTAAGGTAGGTGATACCAACGCTTTTGGTAAGTTAGTAGAAATCATCAGAAAGATAATAGGTGTCAGCAAGACTTATGGCACCGCTCTTGAGTCTTTGATGAAGACTACGGACACCTTGCTTTCTGAGCCTATTGATAATATTGCTCAGGCTGTAATTAAAAGTGGCAAGACCATGATGGCACCGATGCCTCGGTCCATGCAGCGCAGGGAGGTTGTTGGCGAAGTTTCTAACGAAATGCGCCAGAACGTATTTGGTCAGCCTATGCCTCAGTCTTCATGGGGTATCCCTGATGACAGCAAATTCGATAGTTTCCGTTTCACCTTGCAAGACAAGATGATCGACACTAGGCGTGTAGTGGAGAATATTGGCAAGGCGATTGGGAACATTAAAGACCGCTGGAATCCATACCTTCAGGAAGAGTTGTATCACGGCCGGACTGCCAAGCAAGTTACAGACTTCTTGAATCAAGAATTAAAGCCACTGGTTGATAACCTTAAAAAGCGTGGTGTGACTCTTGCTCAGTTAGAGGAATACCTACAAAACCGCCATGCTGAAGAGCGCAACGTACAAGTTGCCAAGGTCAATCCCAATATGCCAGACGGCGGATCAGGCATTCTGACTGCTGACGCACGGGCTTATCTTGCTAAGTTAACTCCTGAACAGGTTAAAGACTTTCAGTCGTTGGCCGCTCAGGTAGATGCAATCACAAAACAAACCCGCAGAATGCTGGTGCAGTCAGGGCTTGAATCTCAAGACACGATTGATGCTTGGGAAAATGCCTATAAGAACTATGTGCCTCTTGCCCGCGAAGAATCCGACTACGAACTGCCGCAACTCAGTAAAGGAATCGGTCAGGGATTCAATGTCCGGGGTCAGTTTAGTAAACGTGCTGCTGGATCTGCTAGGACCGTCGTTGACATTCTTGCAAACGTGGCGATGCAGCGTGAGAGAGCAATCGTCAGGGCTGAGAAAAATCGAGTAAGTCAGGCACTTTTTGGTCTGGCTGTACAGAATCCCAACCCTCAGTTTTGGTTAGCGATTGATCCAAAGTCAATCCAAGATCCTGCTGCGATGGTTAACGACCTGATCTCTATGGGGATTAATCCAGCGGACGCTCAGAATATTGCTCAAGAACCAACACAAACTTATGTTGACCCAGTAAGCAATAAAGTTGTAGAGCGTCCTAATCCATTACTTCGTGGCGCAAACAATGTCCTTGCAACACGAGTCAATGGTAGTGACAAGTTTATATTCTTCAATCCGCAAGAGCCCAGAGCCTTGCGTATGGTGGAAGCACTAAAGAATCTAGATGCCGACCAATTAAGCCGTGGCATGAGCATCATCGGGAAAGTCACCCGATACTTTGCAAGTATCAATACACAGTACAACCCAATCTTCGGCGTGATCAACTTCTTGCGTGACGTTCAGGGCGCAATGATTCAGGTAAGCGACACGCCTGTTGCTGACAAGCGCGGCCAGATTCTGTCTGATACTTACTCAGCCTTGCGTGGAATATATTCAGACCTCCGTGCAGAGCGCAGCGGAAAGCAGCCACCCAATACACAGTGGTCTCAACTTTGGCAAGAGTTCCAAGTAGAGGGTGGGCAGACCGGATTCAGGGATATGTACAGTCATAGTGAGCAACGTGCAGAAGCACTTGCCAAGATGATTGATCCATCAAACTGGGCCAACTCACCCCTTGGGAAAGTATTTACTGCCAACGGAACATTAAAGGTTCCGATGGAGACTGCAAGAAAGACTGCTGCTCCACTGTTTGATTGGCTGTCGGACTACAACCAAACGATGGAAAACGCCATTCGTTTGGCGACTTACAAGGCTGCCCTTGATAAAGGTTTGAGCAAACAGCAAGCCGCATCTGTTGCCAAAAACATCACGGTTAACTTCAACCGTAAGGGCCAGATTGCCAAGCAGGCCGGCGCTCTGTATGCGTTCTTTAACGCTGCGGTTCAGGGTTCTGCACGGATGTTTAAGACCCTCAAGGGACCGACTGGCAAGAAGATAATGCTTGGTGGTCTAGTGCTTGGATCTTCTCAAGCCATGATCTTGGCTGCATTTGGGTTTGATGAGAACGAGCCGCCTGAATTTATTAAGGAAAAGAACTTTGTAATCCCGACTGGCGGTGGTGGTTACATCACTATTCCTATGCCGCTTGGTTATAACGTGATCCCCAACACTTCCCGGATCATTACTGAGTGGACACTATCTGGATTCAGAGATACGCCAAAACGTGTGGCTTCATTGACCGGCGCAATCCTTGATGCGTTTAACCCGCTTGGAAATGCTGGCTGGTCTATGCAAACCTTCACTCCGACTGTGGCTGACCCAATCGTTGCCCTTGGGGAAAACAAAGATTGGACTGGCAAACCGATTGCCAAAAAAGATATGTCCAGTCTAGACCCCACCCCGGGATATACACGGGCAAAGGACACGGCCAGTTGGTTTAGCAAAGAACTTTCTTACTTCCTGAACATGGCTTCAGGCGGCACCAAGTACAAGCCGGGAGTAATTAGCCCGACTCCGGACCAGATTGACTACTTAATCGGTCAGGCAACTGGTGGCGTTGGCCGGGAGTTAATGAAGACAGAGCAGACCGCGAGAAGCATGGTGACTGGCGAGGAACTTCCCACGTACAAGATTCCGCTGGCTGGACGCTTCTATGGAAGCACCCAGAGTCAGTCTGCCGAGCGGGATCGGTTCTACGAGAACATCAAAAAGATCAACGAGCACGAGAACGAAATTAAGGGCCGAGCCAAGAACCGGGAGAATGTTCAGGAATACCTACGGGAAAATCCTGAAGCCCGCCTCTATACGATGGCTAACAACGTCGAGCGCAGCATGACTCAGTTACGCAGGCGTCGCCAAGAACTGATCAAGAACGACGCCCCCAAGGAAGAGGTTCAGCGGATCGAGAAGATGATGACTGACCGTATGCGGCTCTTTAATGAACGGGTCAGACAGGCTGAAGAAACCCGGCAATAAGTACTTTAGGACTGAAGCCTTAGCCACTCGGCAATAAGTAAAGCCTCGGCCCGTCCGTTGTCCTTCTGCCTAGACAGGGGTGCCTCCGGCCACAGGTCTCTGCCCAAGGCTAGGCTCCTGTTCTTGTCAGAATCCAGCCCAAGGGCCTTCTTCCAGATTCTTGGGGTAACGAAGTGGAACGGGCAGCGGATCCGCTCTGCGAGGGCTATGGTGGCTCCGAAGGCCATTCCGAACTTAAAGGTACTGGCTACCCCCTGCTTGGGCATGGAGGCGACTAATTCGATTACCACCTCCATGTCGTCTCCGTTGCGGGCCTGATTGATCTCGGCCATCACTTCGTCAGTGAGAATGTATGAGCCGTTATTGACCATATCTCCGCAGCCGACAAAGTTACTGTGGTGATCAATCATCCCCCAAGCGCCGGAAAACCCCGGATCAAATCCTAAGTAAATCACTCAACATCCCCTTTCTAACATTGCCAAGTGACAAAGTTATTGTCCGGACAACTTTTATTTTGAACTTTTGTCATCAGATGTAATCATACCGGTATAACCTGTTGACATCAATTAGATTCACAAACATACTTCAGGTTCTGCTAGGAGAAAAAATGAAGTTAACCAACAAGCATGGGCTTCCGGAGTCCATTGTCAACGCCCTCCGCCGTCCAGAATACACCAAAGGCAAGGCTCATCTGTCGGTTACCCAGTTGATTAACAGCCCCAAGATCGTGGCTCTGACCAAGAAGTTTCAAGACGAACTTGAGCAAGATGTATCTGAGATGGTCTGGAGCCTGTTTGGTTCTGCCATTCATAAAGTTTTAGAGCATGGCCGGGATACCAACCATATCGTTGAGCAGCGCCTCCATACCGAAGTCGATGGATACAGGGTGTCCGGGGCGATTGACCTCCAGATCACCAGAGACGGCGGCCGGTCCATTCGGGACTACAAGACATGCTCTGCTTGGTCAGTGATGAACGAGAAGATCGAGTGGGAGCAGCAGTTAAATTGCTATGCGTGGCTGGTTGAGAAGGTCACAGAGACGCCTGTGGTGGATCTTGGGATCGTAGCCATCATCAGGGACTGGAGCCGCCGTGATGCGGCCAGAAACGAGTCCTATCCACCGGCCCCAATTAAGGAGATCCCGATCACCCTATGGCCTATGGAACAGCGGGAGAAGTACATCCGTGACCGGGTACACGCCCATGCCGAGGCGGAGTTTGCCATTGAGTCTGACGGCGACATCCCCGCCTGTACCCCGGAGGAGATGTGGGAGAAGCCGACCATGTGGGCAGTCAAGAAGTCCGGAGCAGTCAGGGCCAAGTCTGTCCATGAGACCCAGCAGGCGGCAGAGCAAGCACTAGAAAATGCTGGCAAGGGATTTGAGATCGAAGTGCGTCCGGGCAGTCGCACCCGATGTGAAACATTCTGCCCAGTCAACCATCGCTGCCAGCAGTGGCGCGACTATCAGGAGAGTAAATCATGAAAACAGTAATTGCTTTGGTATGCGCTGTGATGCTGTCGTCTAACGCCGTTGCCGCAATCAAGTGTGAGCGGGACAGCCGAGGAAATATGTGCTGCTGGGACACCACCCGTGACGGACCATTCAAACCAATTGTTTGCTAGGAGAGTAAATGAAAACACGACAAGAAATGATTTATGACTTTATGTTGGCTCTTGCTTCCAATCCCAGCGTGATTGATGAAGATGATTCAATTCAAGACGCATCAGAGTGGGTTTATATGTTAGCCAACTCCTTGGCTAACGAGTACTTGGAGAATCTATGAACGTATACAAAAAACTGCAGATCGCTAGGTTGTCACTGCAGGCCAAGGAACTCAAGAAGTCAGGCAAGAATAAGTTTGCCGGCTATGAGTACTTTGAACTGCAGGACTTCCTGCCGACCGTGCAGACCATCTTTGCAGACACAGACTTATGTGCTGTATTTAGATGTGATGAGGCTGGTGCGACTCTAACTATTTATGACACCGATAAGCCAGAAGACAGCATCATGTTTACGGCACCTATGGCTGCGGCCGAACTTAAAGGCTGCCACCCCGTCCAGAATCTTGGTGCATCAATCTCTTATCTCCGGCGTTACCTGTACGTCAACGCCCTAGAAATCGTAGAGCACGACGCCCTCGATGCTACGACAGGGGATTCAGCGACCAAGGCAGATCCGAAACCAGCACCCAAGGCTGAACCTAAGCCTGCACCCAAAGCCAAGCCAGCAGATAAGCCAGCCCAGAGTTGGGAGATCCAGTTGACCGGCGATGACGATGGCGATTGGTTTGAGGTTCTCCATGCTGGGGCCAAGGCGTTGCTTGCGTTTGCTTCCTCTGAGGCAGATGTGATGTCCATCTTCAAGACCAACAAAGTCCTGTTTGATGACGCCAAGGGCCGTGATCCTGAGCGGTTCAAAGCCCTGATGGAAGATTTCACCAAGACCAAAAATAAGTTCAAGGAGCAGTAATGGATTACATACCCAAGCCAAATACCGGGTCGTTATTTAACGTCAAGGAAAAGCGCAACCCTAACTGGCCGGACATTCGCGGCGACATTTTTATCAGCCGTGAGTTATTGGAAAACGTGCTTCAGCAGGATGGGGATCTGATCAAGATCGCACTGTCTGCATGGCGCAAAGAGTCCAAGACCGGAACCAAATACCTATCCCTATCTGTGAGCGAACCCTATGAAAAGAAAACTGAAGAAAGAAAGCAGGAGCCCCAAGATGACGAAGACGTCCCCTTCTAAACGTCGTGGCCGGCCGCCCGGAACAAAAAACAAAACCAAGATTGTCTTGACCCACACCGAAGAAAACATGTCTCCGTGGCTTAAAGAGATTGCTGACCTTAATCAAGAGATCAATTCTCTGCGTGAGAAGTTGGCAAAGTCTGAGACGATCATTGATTACCTAGAGTCCAAGATTACCAGTATCTTGGTTGACCTATAGGCGTATGAAGACTCTTCAATTTGAAGGACTGAAGGTAGCCCTAAAGCAAAACAAAGATGGCTACGTTCTGACCCTGAACGTGCATCCAGACGAGATCCCTGATGAGTTGCTTCGGGATTTCGTGGGTGCTCGGTATCAGGTAGTCATGGTCAGACTTGGAGATAACGAGGAACCTCTTGATCGTCAGGAGGCTTTCGGTGGAGAACAGGCCATACGAATGGCTGGGATTCTCTGCCGAGACTCTGAGTTTTGGGAGTACCTCCACGACGATTGTCAGATCAGCGAGATGAGTGAAAAGGAAGCCTCCAACTGGCTGCGGGATGCCATCGGAGTTATTTCTCGAAAGGAACTACAAACCAACCTTGAGGCTAGGAACAACCTACTCAAGGTTAAAAAGGAATTTGAAGAATGGAAGAACCGAAACGAATGATCCCTTACTCCCTGTACCTGCCGGAGGATTTGTTTCTTGAGGTTAAGAAACTAGCCCGGGAGCGTAAGGCTGCGCCTCTGATTCGTGACGCCATCGCCATGATCATCAAAGGCCATGATGAGTTTAACGCTGGGTACAACAAGGCCATCGCTGACGCATCCAAAATAATCTACGAGAACAAAGAGGCGCAGATGATTGCCGTCAATGGCAGGGATCTTGGGGCCGTCTTGACTGAGCAGATTAAGTTATTGGAGAAGCCAAGTGAGTGAAGGAAACGAAACTCTGCGAGATGTATTTGCTGGGCTATGTGCTATGGCATTAATCATGAGGGGCGTTCCTGATGATGACGTTGCAGACAGCGCCTACGCTATGGCTGATCGTCTTATGGATGCCCGCGACCCTGAGCCTGTCGGGCTGCCAGCAATTAAGAAAAGAAAATCAAAATGACAACAATCGTTCTCAAGCCCAGTGAATACGCTATGGCATCTTACTTATCTTCAGTAAGACAGTTTATAAATGAAAACTCTAACGTCGCTGACAAGCAGATGGGTATAGATGATGGATTTCAAATTTCTGTTGATGGGCTGGTGGCTGAGTTTGGGGTGTGCAAACATTTCAATGTATGTCCAGACCTTTCTTTTGAGCCGAGATCCGGTGGCATAGATTGTGTAATTAACAATAAAACAGTCGATATTAAAAGCACTAAGTTTGGAAATACAGTCGTAAAAATTCCAGATTGGAAATCTAAATTTAATATTGATAGATACATTTATTGTTACGTTAAATTTAGGACTGTTGAGATTCTTGGATGGTTTTCACACGATGACATATTTAAATTTGAAAACTTAGAACCGTCTCCTAAAAAAGATGTACTTCACCATGTTTTAAATTTAAAAAACTTAAGGAAATTTTAATGGACTATCAATTCACACATAACTGGTTTCCGTGGGGGCCGCAGATATGGCCTGAAATAATTCAATTCTTACCAGCACGTAAGGACTTCTTGGAGATTGGCTCTTACGAGGGGCGGTCTACCGTGTGGACTATCGAACACATGATGGAGGATGGTGGCGAGATCGTCTGCATCGACACATGGGAAGGCGGGGCCGAGCATACCAACGGCGAGATGGACGGATCCAAAGTTAGATTTGACAACAACATAAAGGTTGTACGGGAAAAGTTTCCTAATCGAAACGTATCTGCCTGCACTGGTCGGTCAGTAGACTGGCTTGCGGCTTTGATCCAAGAGAAGCGCCAGTTTGATTTCATCTACATCGACGGATCTCATGTAGCCAAAGACGTACTAACGGATGCCTGCATGTCTTGGCCCATGCTTAAGAACGATGGGATCTTGGTGTTTGATGACTATCTGTGGCGCATACCTAATATGACCACGACTCAGCGCCCCAAGATAGCAATTGATTCATTCATAAACATCTTTGAACACGAACTGGCAATGGTTCACAACGGCTACCAACTTATCGTAAGGAAAATGGCATGACGTTTTTCTTTAAACGGAGTGTGGTTACGTTAGATTGTTTTACTTCTAACCCTGCAGCGTACGAACTTTCAAAGCCCGATCACGCAATAAAGTTTGTACCTGATTGGTGGAAAAGACTGCCTAGTCATTTTGTTGAGAAAGAAAATATTTATCAGAACCCCACCATGAAAGGATGCGAAGGGTTCAGAGGAATGTTTTTAAATGGAGTGATGATCCCGTTATGGTCTGATCTTATTTTAGAAGTTGGGCCCAAAGAAACTGACTATTATCGGTGGCAATTTTCAGATGGCGTATCTAGCATAACTATTCACCCGTTTACACAAATGGGAAATTTTTTAAGCACTAAGGAAGTGCAACATTTTAAATTGTCTTGCCCTTGGTCTTTC